TCAGTTGGGAGATTCTGTTCTCCTTTCAAGCTTCGCAATGGCGTTGTGGGCCAAGCCAATATCTTTGCTGAGATAGTGTGTATCGAGGATCGCGGACACGTCCTTGAGGCTGTGTCCAGTAACTCCAGCTATCTCCGGAACCGTGCTTCCCATGAGTGCCAGACGGGTGACTGCCGTGCCGCGAAGATCATGGAACGTCACGCCGGTCACGCCTGCTTTAGCGCATGCCTTGCGCCATGAAGCCCGGAACCCGGACTCGGTCCATGATGTGCCGTTCTCGGTTGCCAATATGGTCAGAGCGCGTGGCTTTGCTGGTGGGAGAGCCGCCAGCCGGGCCTTCTCAGCTTCCAGCGCGACCCGCAAAGGCTTGCCCACAGGGATCAGGACGCGCTGCCCCGTCTTACGCTGTTTCAGACGGAAGTAACTTCCGTCATAAGCATTCCAAGTGATGCGTAACAGGTCGCCTTGCCGCTGCCCGGTCCACAACGCGAGCGTTAGCGCGAGGTGCAAGTGCGCAGGAGCCTTTGCGTAAAACGCCTTCTCGTCTTCATCCGTCCAGATGCTGTCAGAGCGCTCGCCACGATACACCTTTCCGGCTCGCTCGCAGGGATTGATCGGCACAAACCCGCGATCTTTCGCCCATGAAAGAACGCGTGCCAGAACGGCAAATGCATAGTCTGCTTGCCGACGCGATTTAATCGCTAGTCGATCGCGCCATGCCATGAAGTCGCCACGGGTGCGGCGGTCCTCCAAAGCTTTCAGCGGAAAATCACCGTATTCGGCTTCGATCAGCTTCAACAACTTCCGATAATCAGACCGCGTGCGCGGAGCCAGCCCGTCGAAATCCGATGATCCGGAATACCCATCTAGAATGGATTGCATCGTACCAGCCGGGGTAAGACGCTTTGCCTCGACCGCAGCATTGTAGCTTGCATGAAATTCTGGCGAACCTGGGGAGCCTTCCAGCCGGGGACCCCCTTTCCATGCGTAGAAATAGGTGACCTTCGAACCGTCAGCCAGCCGCTTGGTTATTCGGTTAATACCTTTCAGCTTAACGCGCATCGCGCTTTGCCTTCCACTGATCGTAATCGTTTTGCGGCTCGGAAGGTAGTTCCGGCGCGTGAATAAGTACAATGCGCCCATCCGGGGCAATCTCGGTTCGGGACACAGCCAAGCCGCCCGCCACCGCTGCCTTGATGGCGCGCGTGATATCAGACTGCCGGAAGTGGCCCGCCGATCTAGCCATGACGCAACTTCGCTAGATCGTCGCGAGCATAAACGTAGCGGACGCGTGTGACCCCACCGGCAGGCTTACCAATGACCTTACCTGCACGCCGATATCGGGAAAGCGTGGAACACTTGATCCCGAGAATCGCGGCGGCCTGCTTCGCGCAAAGGCCAGCGGGTCGGATATGCTCGCGCAGAATTTCCACGTCGCGGGCGCTATATAGGTATGCCCGACCGTCGCGACGTGGATTGACCACGCCAGCCAGCCGGGCACGCCTCAGAACGGTCTTGTCCGCACCGATCAACAGCGCGGCTTCTCGTTCACAAAGTTCCATCACACAACGCCATTGAGCCGGACATTGACATTGGCGCTGGGATTGGCAGCAGCTTCAGTGGCAGCGCCCAACTTAGTGTTGCCGCCTGCCGTCTTTGTAACCAGCTTGTTCGCTGCGTCCCAATAGACGATATCACCGGCCGCGATGGCGAGCGCCGAAACCTTGGGCAGATTGAAGACGCCCACTAGGTCCAGATCGACGGGCGTTCCATTGGCAGCGCTCTCGTTCGCGATGCCAATGAATGACCCGACTTGGACCACATCGCCCGACAGGACGTTAGCGGGAGCGGGGAGGGTAAGCGTGTTGCCACGCTGGACGTGATTACGCATGACTATAAGCCTTTCGATGTATGGAAGCGAATGGTGGAGGGAGACCGCACGCCGGAAAGGCTCGCAATCTCCCGATCAAGGGCTGTGATGGCGGCCGACATCTCGCGATCAGAAGTGTACGAGACCATCTCGCCATTCTGGTCCTGAAATGACCGGACTCCCTTGGCGCGGAGCGCGAAGAGTTTATCCCGCCAGACCTGAAGTTCAGCCGCCGTTGCCATTAGATTTCCTCGTCGCCGGGGTTCCGATAGGCACCGCGCCAATCGACAGCGCCGCAGCCGAAGTCGAGGACCACGCGGAACTCGCGGCCAAGCTGTTCCCAGCCATCGCGCGAAGCCAATTGTGGACCCTGCGCCGACGACAGATAGGCATATTCGAGAACAGGCAGGACGGCCGGGTCAGCGAAGATATACCATGCGCCAGCGGGCAGACGGGGTTCGATCAGAAGCGTCAGCTTCCCGGAGAACGGGTTAGCGTCGTCAACTTTTGCAGCAGCCAACGTCGCCAGATGTTGCTCGAACAAAGTTTCGAGATCAGGCGGCGCAAGCACATATTTTGGTGTTGCAGAGATTGGCGAGACGCCATCCAAGCCCTTTTGGGTACGAAGTGCGAGCCTTGCTTGCGAGAGAGGGTCGATCCCAGGTCCAGTGCCATCGGTGGCAAGGTTTCCGTGGTCAGCATGGAAAAGGCGCTTGGTATCCCCCATCACCGGGCCAAGGCCAGATGCCTGTGTCAGCAGGCCGACTAGCTGGTCAGCCTCCGTTTCGGCCGCTGCACGACCCATCATAGCGGCCCATTGGCCAAAGGCCCCCAGATCGTCGTTGATGAGCGCTTTGCGAGACAGGGAGAAGATACCCCCGAACGTCTCGACGGAGTAGCCCTCCGTTGCCTCGCCAGTCGTCAACGATTTGATTTCACCTGCTTCCGTGACTTTCTTCAGCTTGCCGAATTCACCGACGCGGATGAGACTCATTGGGCGAAAATCTTCTGCAAGCCGTTGGCGCGCCAACAGCTTCAATGGTGACTGCGCTGCTGTGTAAGCAGGAAGCAGCACGCGATTGCCTGCGGAGGTCAGCAAATTCGGAAAGTCCGAAGTCGTGTGCATGGCGCGGGTCATGAGGTCTTCGCGCCCCATCATGTTGACGCCGGTGACACCGGCCCGCGTAAGGGCAAGGCGAGCAACGTCAGCAAGGCCCATGCCCATATAGCGGCGCGCCGGTTCGCTCGGCTCGACCCCACCCATGCGGCAAGCAAGTGCTTCCGCTAGATGATCGTTCATGACGGCCGGATCGTCTTGCGATACGCCGACGCGAGCGGTCGAGATGCGAACCGAAGAACGGCGCTGCATCTCTTCAAATGTGGCGGCGCGGGCCTCTTCAGGGGTCGCCTCGCGATCGATCAGGACATCGGCAAATGCCGAATCCAGTCCGGCCGCTGTTGCATAGCTGCGGATTTGCACGTTCATTTCCGCGCGGGTCAAATTGGAAGCAACTTCCGTTTCGACGATTTCATCTTCTTCCATAGTCGGAACCTTTCGGATCAGGGCTGCCGGATCGGCGGGGATTGCCACAAGGCTGGCTTCAACAAGCCGCCACTCTTCCGCTGTGCGAATTCGGAAATTGGTTTTGGGGTCGCGACTTTCGGCCCACCGAGACACGCTGTAGCCGACCGACACGCCGGTAATGTCGCCGCGCCCGATCGCTGCCAAAGCGGAAGGGTCAGTGACATGCAGCGTTGCGACTAGAGCGCCATTTTCGACGCGGATATTTTCGACCCGCCCTTTGATGTCGCCAATGCTGTTCTGGCGATGAGAGTCGAGCAATGGCACATGAGCAGCTGGCTTCACACTGTCCGTTGAGATGGAAAGACGTTCGATGAAGCCGCCGCGCTTGACCGGCGCACCAGTGGACAGCGTAACTTCCACCGTGCCAGACTCGAGGTCGAGCGTGGCGGGCGTGATCGACAGGCGGCGCGTCAGCAGTTCAAGAACGGCGGCCATTTCGAGCCTCCGTTTCTGGAGTGCGCAGGAAATATTTCGTGTTGTCCTCTGCCTCGATCCGGTATCGAAGCATTGACTCTGGGTCACGGATTAACGGCATCAGCCTTCCATGTACTGTCTCAGTGTAGACGATCCGGTTCGTGCCACTTTCTTTGATCGTAATCTCGTAAACAGGCTCGCGAACGATTCGACCGGAGCGACGTGCTTCAGGCTTGCTGGGCATTTGCTGCCTCCCTTCCAAAATTGAGACCCGCTCGCGCTTCGCGTTCGCGGTCTGCTTTGATTTCTTCGTCAAGGTCCTCGACCGAATATCCCTGCGCGGCGACTGCGCGACGGCGGGAGGTGAGTCCGGTCGCGATCATCGCTGCGGTGGCTTCAGCATCCTTTTTCGGATCGATCCAAGGTAG